GCTTTCAACACAAGAAGCAGGAACATTCCCATTGACAATTTCCGTTTCATACAATGGGACATTATTAGCTACCAAGGATTTTAGTTTAGTTGTGAGCAATGGTGCAACAGCGGGGGATATTTCCGCTGTATGTATCAGTGATTCTACATTAGGACAGGATGGAAGGGTTCAATCTCCAGTATTGAAGGTAATAAGCGATAAGTTTAATACTGATGCTTTAAAAGTTACATTCAAGGGGACTCAAGGGACAGCACCAACAAATAACGAAGGTCGTCCAGGATGGAAGGTCTTAGATTTTACTACTGCTGGGCGAACATTTTACAAGTTCATTGTGAGTGGGGTTATTGGTATACCTAATCTCGGATCTACTTACACCAACAACGGAAGTACATTCATTGTAGTAGAAACTAATGTTACATCAGGGACTGGATATTTTTCTTGTGAACGTACTGCAGGAACAAACTTGCCTAATGCATCAGGTATATTGACGAAAGCAAGCGGGCTTGGTGATACATCGATATCATATAGCAGTTATTCAACTGCTGTAGGCAATCCTCTATGGAATACAGTGACAAACCAGGTTGACTTTGCAAAATTTCTAACGGACAATAGTATTTCATTAGTCGCTAACGATTGGGTGCCAATTCACTTAGGTATCAATGATATATTCGGATCATTAACCGATACAGAAATTAATGTTGTTGTAACAGATCGGATTGCCAAAATGGAAATTTTAGTTAACTCCATCAGAAGCGCAGTATCGGGAATAAAGGTTGGGATTGCGATCACTATTCCTCCAACAATATCACAGGATGCCTTTGGTGTGGCTTATTACAATGGTCAAACTTTAAATAGGTATCTAAAGAATCTAAGAGTATGGCAAAAAGCCTTACTGTCGAAATTTGACACTCCTGAAATGCGAGTTAATAAGGTGTTTATACTCAACTACAATTGTGTGGTTGACCGGATCTACAATTTTCCTAAAGTAGTTCAGGATGCCAATTCTAGAAATACCGTGGACAAGGTAACAAGGTATACTAACGGTGTACATCCTGCAGATTCAGGCTATGAGCAAATGGGAGACAGCCTTTGGTCAATGTTTAAAGTTTGGGGATAAATGAGATAATAACGTATTAGGAGTAGTGTCATTGGCTACTCCTTTAAAAATAAGAAGGAAATAAGATGAAAATAGGACAAAAAGGCTTAGCCTTAATTAAAGAATTCGAGGGATGGTATAGTGAGCCATACCTCGATCCGGTAGGTATTGCAACAATAGGTTATGGATTTACTTACTATTTGCCTGGTCGCAAAAAAGTGACCATGAAAGATAAGCCATTGAGAAGGGCGGAAGGTGATCCGATGTTAAAGGAGATACTAACCAATTACGAAAACGATGTGTTGCGTATGGTAAAAAAAACTCTTACACAAAATCAGTTTGATGCGCTGGTAAGTTTTACGTTCAATTTAGGAGGTGATAATTTAAGTAAATCAACCCTCTTGAAAAAAGTAAATATAAATCCCAATGATTCTACTATCGCAGCTGAATTTCCAAAATGGAATAAAGCTGGAGGAAAAGTATTACCAGGTTTAGTAAGGAGAAGAAAGGCCGAGGCAGATTTATATTTTACTAAGTAGTATGGAGCAATTTTTACAAGAACATGTACTACCCAATCTTTGGGGAGCTTTAGCAACAGTAGGTGGAGCTATTTGGTTATGGTGGAGATCAAAGCCGAAAGAACGAATTGAAAATGATGGTGGAATTGTTGAAAATGCTAAAAAAGTATTAGAGATGTCTGAGGGCATAACCGACCGATTAGAAAAACAATTAGAAGCTTCAGACGGCATTATCACTGCATTAAAAGAAAAGCTTCAAATTGCTATAGAAGGTGAAAACACATGTAAAAAAGCATTAAAGGCCATAAAAGAAGAATATTCAAATTTCAAGAGGCTATTTAATGAGCAACGGATCGAAGTTGAGGCCTTAAAAGAAGAATGTAGGCTTTTACGTATAACAATAGAAAACAATGAAAAAACTGATAGTATTACTAACAATCTGCACTCTAATTAATGGGTGCGGATTATTCAGAAAGAAAACTGTAATCCGAGATTCTGCAGTATTTGAACATAAATCAATTGTTACGGAATCAAAGAAAGATAGGTTAAATCTTATTGAGAAGGAGGCTCAAAAAGCTATTTCTATTACAGATGATAAGACTAAAATTACGCTTCAAGTAAAAGGAAGTGTAGTAGAAATGACTTCCAGTGGTTTTAATTGTAAAGATTGTGAGGTTATTCAATCTCATAATAATGATGTAAAAAGTCACATTGACAGTTCTTATTTTCATAGCAGTGGTATTGAATACTTTAGAGATTCTAGTGTTTTAACTGATGATGTCTTTAAGGATGAGACAAAGTATAGTAAAACTGTTAATAAACCAGAGTGGCGTATTTTTATATGGTTATCCTTAGCAGTTGTTGTAGTTGCCATAGGC